TTTTAATTGAAGAAACAATATCAACTTTTAACTTAGCCTATATTGATGAATTGGAACAATGGACTCAAGAATACTTTTCTACTAATAGAGAAGGTGATATAACTGTCCATAGCAGACATCTGGCCATTGGCATGTACAGCATTGATTTTTTGTCACAAGAATACGTCGATAGCATGACCAAATATCAACAATTGATTCCCACAACATGGAAAGAACAACCTGTAGGAATTACAACAATGATTCAGCAGATCAAGCAGTTTGATCAATATCGAAATCAATCATTTAACAAAACGTTTCCCGAAGTGGCAGAGTACTACAAACGATATCTAACATGAAATATGTTGTTACTGCACCGCCTGGCGGGCTGGGACATTTCTTGTCAAGAATACTGGCCAATGAGTATGACTTTTCAGTCGAATCAAATGGCAGTTACCATTCTTTAAAAATAACATATTCTTCTCAAACCACACAAATAGAAATGTTTGACAAAGTCATACATGATACCAGCAATCCAGTGGTATGTTTGCATAATTTTGACAATAGAGATTTGACAAAACTCTTCAACGACAGAACCGTTATTAACATTGTGGTTGACAGCCATTATGAAATATTTTTGAATAATTATTTTAGAAAAGCCATACACACAAATTCACAGACTGTTGACAAGTTTCTTAAAGAAAGTCAGAATCGATTTCCAACAAGCAAAAACTATCTCAGAGAAGAATTCTTTTTCATGTATCAATCTATGATAAAAAGAGAAATTGCTTGGCTTCCACTGCACATGATTGGGCATAACGTTCCATTCGGCAGTTTTTACAAGTCTGAATTGTTTGCACAAGAAATGTCTTGGATTGCTACATTTCTCAATCTTGAAGAAATCTGGACACACTTTATCAACGCTCAACAACCTATTTTGGATAGAGTAAATTTGTATCAATCCATATGTGATCAAGTTGTAAATGATCAGCAACCAAAAATTCCTACATACTTTGACAATGTTGACTTTGGTATCATGTGCGGCATGATTGTTACTCAACATGGAATTGACCTGTTGAATTTAGAAAATAACAATTGGGTATGAAAAAGATTTATACATTTGGCGACGGATACGCTTCTAGCCACATATGGCCAGAGTGGCCTGTTATCTTACAAGCATTACTGCCAGACTACGAATTTACACATTATGGTGCTGTGGGCGCTGGTAATGAATACATTTTGAATGCTATTGTGCAGGCCAATTTATCGGACTCACGTGCGTATTTTCTAGTACAGTGGGCACAAGCTGATAGATTTGACAAACTGCTTGAAGATGCCAGTTGGGACAGTATTATCGACACAGACCCAGTGTATCATTTTAATAAAAATTGCATAGCTGATCAAACTTGGTGGATCAGCAGTGCCAGCACACAACCAGACATACTAACTTATCACCGGCATTTTGTACAATCCCAGCAACACAAAAACAGAACTAGAAATGCTATCTATCTTGCTGGCCATTTACTCAAAGACAAATCATTGTTTTTTTCAACTGCCGGAGTTGACTGCGTGTTTAGTAACATTAACTGGGCTGCGAAAGACATGAGCAATTTTAGCCTGCAAGAAAGATTTAAAGAAGTTAGACAATCTCAAGTGCAACCCAGTCCTGTTGTGCATTTAGCCTATGTAAAAGAACATGTGTTACCAAACATACCCTTTATTGTAGACACCTGCAGACTAGAAGAATTAGAACATAGGATACACACACATCAATGGACAGCATATGATCCTGACAGACAAGAAATTTGGCACAAAATGTCAACACTTTAAATCATATTTTAATATAACCAAAACAAATAAATAACTCAAAGGCCCTTGAGCAGATGCAAAAACGCACCCGTGGTATATTAGAAGAACTAGACGCAATGTATATTGAGCGCGATCGCCACCTGGTGATTGAAAGTCGTGCCAGTAATATCATTGCCAGTGCTATCAATTTACTGGAACAAATTGACGCTACATTCCCCCCGGAACAGGCAGAAAATTTAACTCGCAAATTGCTAAATGCTATTCGCACTAGAGATGCAGGCCGTTTTGAAAGAACAGTAAGGCGTACCCATGCAGATTCATGAAATCACACGAAAACAACTGACCGAAGTTGACCTAGCTGGGTCAGGCGGACTATGGTCAAACATCAAAACTGCCGGACAGGCACTGATGCAACCCGGTGGCGTAAAAGATGCACTTAGAACAGTGACTCCAGGAGCAGGGCAAGGTGCTACTAATACTGCGGCACTAACACAAAATGATTTTGCTCAAAGAATGCAAGGTGTCAAAAACAACGCAGCTTTAAAACAAGTGGCTGCTAATCTTCAACAGCAGTGGAATCAGTACAAAATAAAAGTCAGCCCAATGACTCAAGTTACTCCGGCACAACAAACACAACAGCAAGCGTTAAAGAGTCAATTGCTGGCCAAGAAAGTATCTGGCGCACCTAAACCTGCAAAACTTCCTTTGCCTGAATCTCAAGGGTTGACAGAAGCTGCTGGGGTCATACAACTGACCAACTGGTTTAAACAATCAGTAATTCCAAAGTCAATGGCGGCTGTCTCGGCAAAATATCTGGCAGAGCCTACCATTCAAACTGCCCTTAAAAAAATTATAGCCACCGATGCTAATCCAGGTGAGCAGTTAAAGGCATTTGTAGATCTTGTGGCTGCTACTAGTGTTCTAAGTCAACAATTAGCAGCTGGAAATTCTCAAACAGCCGCTGCCACTGGTGCCACCAACGCTACTGGTACTGCTAGTACACCCGGTGCTATTGCGCCAAAAGCACCGTCAGTTAGCGCGGCACAAGCAACACTACAAAAATCACCAGTATTCATGCCGCCGTCGACCCTGGCTGCTGTGGAAAAAATAACTGGCACTTTGCCCCCAGTAAAGACTACTGACCCAACCACACTCAATTATCTAAGAGCACTAGGATTTAACGCATAATGAAACTACTAGAAGGTGGAAACGTATTCAAAGATGGTGACGGTAATCCATTAACCGGCCGTATCAATCAAAGTGATGTGGCACAAACTGTGCAATGGATTGAAACCTTAACCGGCATTGAATTCCCACGCGAGCGTTGGTTGGGATCAACTGGTCGTAAACCCACATCAGGCGACTTGGATCTTGCAGTCGATGCCAGCCAAGTTACCAAAGAGCAACTGGCAGCTAGACTTACCCAATGGGCGCAAAGTCACGGTGAAGATCCACGCAACTGGGTTAAAAAAGCCGGCGAAGTACACTTACGTGCTCCTATCAATGGCCGTCCAGAAAATGGGTTTATACAAGCTGACTTTATGTTTTTTCCCAACTTAGAGTGGGGCGGCTTTTACTATGGCGGTGCAGACGATTCAGTATACAAAGGCATGAACCGTAATGTGTTGATGAGTTCAATTGCCAAACAACAGGGACTCAAAGTAGGTGCGAATGGCATGATCAGCCGCGCCACAAATCAATTGGTAGATGGCGGGCAAGATCCAGACTACGTGGCCAAGACTTTACTGGGGCAAAGCGCCACAAGAGACAATCTTAAAAATGTGGAGAGCATCTATGCTGCTCTAGCAAGAGATCCACAACGTGATGCCAAGTTAGCAGACTTCCGTGACTATCTAGCCAAAGAAGGCCTGCAAGAACCAGGCACAGTGAATGAAAATACTGATGTGCATTTCCTGGCCAAGCTGCGTGACAGAATTGTAAACCAAGGCATGGTACCACTGATCGAAGACGAGCCAACTAACCCATATCAAATCTACGAAGCAGAAGAAGTGGGTGTGGGTGGCAGAGCCAAGGGCATTGAACACATTGAAGATCTTGTGTTCCGTAAAGGCTCACGTGGTGTGGATGAAGCACTGGCCATCATACAACATGCCACAGATGCACCTCAAAAGACCACCAGTGTGAAGTGGGACGGCAAACCTGCTGTGGTATTTGGCCGCAAGCCAGCCACAGGTGAGTTTGTGCTGACAGATGGATCAGGGTTCGAAGCCAAGGGCTACGATGGACTTGCTACTAGCCCCCGAATGATGGCACAAATTCAAAGCACAAGAGCAGGCGAACGCAGCGGCATCACTCAATTGTATGCTGACCTTTGGCCACAGTTAGAAGCAGCAGTGCCCACAAACTTCCGTGGCTATGTCAAGGGTGATCTGTTGTACTATCCAGCACAGCCATGGACAGAAGAAGCCGGCAATCTTGTGTTCAAGCCCAACACAGTGGAATATCGTATACCGGCTAAAAGTGCATTGGGTCAACGCATTCGCAACAGCACTACAGGCATTGCCATGCACACCATGTATGCTGACCAAGGGGATGCCAAACAACCACTCAGCAGAGTGTCTTTTAACGAAGTGCCTGGATTGTTGTTGATTGATCCAATCTACGGCAAAGGTGTTACTCCTCAAGATCCCGCGCAGGCCAAAGGACAACTGTCCTTGATCAAACAGATCAAACAACTGCGCAGAGAAAAAGGTGCAGCAATTGACACCTTGTTTAATCCTAGAGAACTAAAGGCCATGCAGATAACTGACTTGGCCAAACTGTGCGTGGACTATATCAATGCACGTATCAAAACTGGCGGCAACTTCAACAACTTATTGGCTGAGTTTGGACAATGGCTGCAAACCAAAGTCACTCCAAGAAAATTTGCCAACATTGTTGAATATCTACGCAGCCCAAGTTCCAACACAGACGGCCTGGCTGCTGCATTTACCTTGTTTATCTTGCTACACGACTTGAAGTTGGATATCCTGCGTAACTTGGATTTGAAAGATCCAGGACATGAAGGCTGGGTAATGGCCACCCCTGCAGGCTATGCCAAGGCGGTGAACCGCTTTGATTTCACTGCTAGAAATCGTGCTCAAAACAATCCGCAACAAGCATAATTTTTTGCCAATCGGCTAAATAAAAGTAGGGCAAGAGCCCATATACTAAAGGAGATTTTCAAATGGCAGTTTTTACAAAAACAAATGGTACCACACAACCGGTATTCAACATGGACACAGCCAATGCGCAAATTGTTGGAACATCCAACATTGCAGCAATGGGTTCGGTTAACTTTCAAGGTCCAAAACTAGACTTTTTCTCAGTTGTTGCTAACGCTTCACTGACCACTTCTGGCAACGTCAATGGCTACATCAACAATCTGTTGACAGCTATTCAACAAAATTGCACAGTGGCCATGTATCAAGTTAGCCCAGCCGCACCTACAATTTTGAACTTGGCTATCTATCCAACTGGCGTGTATAGCAATGTAACATTGTTGGCCACTGCTAACACCAGCGCAACTGTTTCTTCAGGTGGACAAGACATCCAGTTGAACTCATGTGCCGGTAATGCTGTGTTTACCACATCAGCTACCAACTTCGCACCAGTCTAATATAATAATAATTAGATTGTTGTATTCCAACCCTGGACATAAAAAATCCAGGGTTTTTTATTGGCCGTAAATATGCCATGACCACAAGGATTTGCGTAACCACTGATTTTGACTGCACCAATACCGGGGTTACAGGGCATTTTAAACCCAGTAAATTGCCTTTTCGAGATCACGCAGATCAACTGATTGAAAATGAAGATGACTGGACTAGGTCAAGAAATCAACAGCGGAATTGGGAAACATTATTTCAGTTGGTCGGACTGTACACACAACCACAAGAAATTTCCGCAATTACTGTAGTCGATCAAAAGTGGCAGTTTGAATTTGACATTGAGTTTGACGATATTTTTAACATCGACGATGACCCATTGGGACTGCTTAAATCCATTTGTCAAGGTGTTCCTATGTTTATCAAACAAGAAAACCACTACAAAATTGTCACAATTGACTATGGTGCAAACATCGAGTTTGGCCTAATTAACAATAAATAATTTATTAAAGGGCCACCATGGATACCACGGACATAGAGAAAAAAAGTTTAGAAGCACACGTTGAGCTTTGTGCTGAACGCTATAAACTTTTAGAAATGAAAATTGAATCAATTGATGAAAAGATGGATACATTGTTTTCTGTTATTGCGGAATTGCGTGGCATGGTACAGGCTTCAGCAGCAAAGAACAATGATCGATTGATCAGCTGGGGACTAGGAGCAATTGGGTTTCTTGTGGCCACTGTGGGTTGGTTGGTATCACATTACGTATTGATCAAATGAAGGCCAGCCAAAAACTTGCTGATTTAGTTCAACGAGAACTACCCCAATTGCTTAATCAATTGATTATTGACGACGGTGGCAAATATCGTGCATTTGGCATTTATGTTATTGAACCTGGCTCGCATGGGTACACAGTAACACGTCGGGATGATGTAGTCGGCACATTTAGCAGTTCTAAAAGTGCATTGGCATGGTGCATTGCAGACAGAAACAACCAGCTTAATTTGGCTAGAGAAATACAAAATTTAGATTTTACATTGGTAAGACTGCGTAACGATATACAAATTCGTGGCGGTATTGCCAAAACCAGTCGTGGACAGTTATGGGAAACAGCCCACGTGAAAACAGCTCAAAGGTATGAGCACAGCAGGCATATAGAAAACGAATTAACAAAATGTATAAATTCGGCTAAATACCAGCAACTTCGAGGATTCAACAATGAAACTGCAAGAACTGGCGGTTAAACGCCCGACACAACAAATCGCTAAAGTATTCGAGAGCCACTACGGCCAACGTATACCTTTTGACTCAATGAACTTGTCACAAGCACGAACCATGCTTGGTCGAGTTCGCAAACTGGTCAATGAACACCGTGCCAATCGTGACTTCCATCAAAGCGAACGCAATCCTGCTTACATCAAATTGATGATGATGGAACAAGCATTGTCACAGCGTTTGTTTGAAGAAGAAGTAGTTGCCATTGATGTAA